GAAACCCGGTCCGGCTGCCGCCGGACCGGGTTTCCCGGGCCACGGCCCGGGGCCCATGGCCCCCGGACCACGCGCCATGCGCCACGTTTTACGGGGCGAGCGGCAGGGACCAGGGGGCAGGTTTCCCCCTGCAAAACTAACCGGGGGAAACCGGGCAATTGAGAATGGTTTTCATTGGCAAATAGGACTGATTCTCAATTGCATCAGGCCGGGTTAAGCGGCGAGCAGTTCCATGGCCTTATTTTTCAGGGCTGCACCAGTGCCGAACCATGCCGACTCAAGGCGGGTTGACCCCTGCCGGCCGCGCTCATGGTCTACCATCTCGGTGACTGCGTTAAGCATTCCCCAGCGGGTCCCCATGACTCCGGGGATATCGGACCCGATAGCCGAACCCTTGAACAAATCCATGATGCGGCGGTATCCCTTGGTTTCCGGGATATCAAGCCGGCCAGTATGGTAGGGCTCGAGCAGCGCCTTGATAAATTCGTCCGCCTCGGGCTCGCTCATGGGGCGGCCGGCAAGGGCCCGGGACTCAATCAGGAATCGCTCCCAGTTGTCCGCCACAATGCCCAGTTCAAGGCGGACCCGGTCCGCATCGAATCGCTCGGAGTGCAGCACCCGAACCTCTCCGGTAGTTTCGCCTGCCAGGGCCCGGACAATGGTGTTATTGCACACTACGCGGACGGCCGTAAATTTTGCGACCGTGGCCATAGTCCCATCATAGGACGTTCCGAGCAAAAGGTAAGGCCGGACGATATCGCCCCCCAGGACCTCAGCGCCGGGGTTGACCCTTGCCAGGGCCCACACTCGGCGGCCGTGGCTCAGGGCCCCGGCGGTTTCGAGCTCAAACCCGCCGATGTCCGCAAGCTTGCCGAAAAACCCCATAACCTCGGCCGGCTGCACCGTGCGATAACCGTCCGAAACCACGGACAGGGCTGCCCCGGTATCGCTGCGATGCAGGACCTTGCGACCCTTGAAAACCTCGGGCTCAGTGGCCGCCTCGGTCCGATACAAAACCGGGGACTCGAGCACGGTATAGGCTAGTCCGGCCTGATGGGTCCATTCCTCGATTGAGGCCCCGGGCTGCAGCTGGTGGCCGAGGCCGTGCCATGGGGTTTGGCCGAGGTATGCCATAGCAGCGCGGCCGGTAGTGGTGTCGATCATGTGAGCCATTTATCTATCCTTTCTTGAGGGTGCCCCGCTGCACCATGCTGCGGGGCTGAGTGAATTCTAAGCCTAAATCGGGCCCGGTCCAATTGATTTTTTTAATCGCGAATCTAATCCCAATTGCCAAATTTATCTATCAAATACCACGCCACGAGGAACAGCAGCAAGACCACAAAAAACATTACTGAGCCCTCCCGATATCTCCGGCCACATGGTGGCGCAAAAAAGACCCCGGGGGCAGCGACCGAGCAAAAGCCCGCAGCGACTGCCCATCATCGGCCGGGGCCTGTTTTTTGACCCCGTGCCACTGTATCGCTGTAGGGCCGCTCGCGGCATAGCATCCGCCGCCAGCATCGGACCCGACTTTTTTAGCCCCGGTCCCGTGAGCAACAAAAACAACAACATCGGACCGTTCGGGCCTTGCGCACAGTGGGCGGCCGTTCCCGCACTGGGCACATGTAAAAGCTTCCGACAATTCGGCAGGGCAGCGATAAAACCGGACCCCGTCAACAGTGGCCGGCCAATTGTCGGCGGTATCCTTCGGGGCAGCATACACGGCGGGACGGCCGGCTTTTACCGCCGCCACAGCATCGGCTACGGTATCGCAGGACGCATTTATCACGGTTTGGCCCTTCTTGGCCTTCGGAATAGCAGCGGCCGGAAAATGCGAATAGGTCCAGGCAAGCCCCTGCCGGGGGACTGACTCGAGCAAGGCCTGCAGATAGCCCTCGTCGACCAAGGTCGCGCCCTGCTCACTCTTGGGGTGCAGCTTGCACGTTTTGGGGCACGTTTTATAGGTTTCGTGCTCGCCACTGCGATACGTCACAGCAATAGGGCCGGTTTTCCGGTTACCGGACACGGGAACGGTTTTCAGCATGACTCTATCCTTTCTTGATTTGCCGATATGGCAGACGCCAGTTTACACTAGGCGTGCGTTTTGTGCATAGGTGAAAACCCTAACCGGTTTCCCCCAGGGCCTGCACCAGTTCCGGCCATGGCATGCCCCGGCTTGGCCAGTCAAACAGGGGCGGAAGCTTCAGGCCGTGCTCAGCAAGGGCGACCGCATCGCGCCCATGGTAGAGGTAGATTCGGGGCGGCCGCAGCAGCGAGCCCTTGTAAAAAACCAGGACAAAGCAAGGGCGGCCCTTTAAGGCATGCCGGGTCAAAAAGGCAATTTGATGGGGCCGTAGCGATACCTTCAAGCCCCGGGCGACCACTTTGAGCTCGACCGAGACAAAGCCGGAACCAATGCCCATAAGACAATCGGATATCCCGAGGTTTACCCGGTTTTCGATTCGCTCGATGTCCACACCTAAGGGCAGCAAGCCCTCTCGGACCCGAGTTGCAAAGGCGGCTTCAGGGGCGGTCATCTTCCGGGCCTTTCGAGTTGTCCCGCTCAAAAATGTCGGGGGGAGGTTCTGCCACCGGAGCGACAAAAGCCGGGTCCCTATCTCGTTCTGCACTTTCAATCACTGCTCCCGTGCTGGCGTCGATCAGGGCGGACGGGGGCGGCCCGCCGTACAGCTTGCGCAGTTCGTCCAGCTTGCGCTGCACTTCTTCCTTCGACATGGAGTCAATAGTACCGTGCCGGATTTCCTTGCGGTCGACGTAGATTGTGCCCAAGGCCTGCCCTCGGCGGTATTCTGCCTGAACGGCCGCCGCATAAGCTCCGGCCTCGAGCGCCTTGTCCCGAATCAACTGCAAGTCTCGCATGTGCCGCTCGTACGAGGTGTTGTACTTTGAGTTCAGCTGCGCCCGGTACTCTTGAATCGCAGCGACCACATGCGGGTACTCTTCCGGATTCGTCAGCTTCCAGGCCATGACAGAAGCCGACTTTTCGTTGTACCCCGCCCGGATGGCAGCTTCCTTCATGGTGACCCGGCCGTCCCCGCTCACAAGCTCAGTGACAAACTTCCACTGCTTAGAGTTCATGGTCCGCCGCTGCTTGCGCAACGGGGCCACTTCCCGGGACATCCGGGTACGGGCCTTGTCCGGCGTTACCGGGGCAACATTCCAGACATCCTTCTTGGGCATCAGGCCTTCCTCCACAGCCGCCACCCGCCTTCGACCTTGCGCAGGACAAAAGACCAGTCGGGCTGGTGGACCTTCACAAACCGGATCGAGGCCACCCGTGCAGAGTTGGCCTGCTCCTTGGATGTGAATCGAATGCTGTCCCCCGGCTGCATGTCAGCGAACGGATACTTGGTTCTGGCCACGGGCAACTCGATTCCCTGCTCAATTCGTAACACAGCTATCCTCCGAAAAACTGCTGCCAAGTGTAAACAGGTTCCAAGCCCAAGTCAATTCAAGAGGTTTCCTATAGGACTTTTAGGGGGTAACAACGATTTTATTTTTTTTGAAAGTGTCGCGCGGAGCCCCCCAGAAATATTCCACTGAATCTCCCCCCGTAATGCTCCGAAAGGTCCTACAACCCGCATAAACACTGCATTCTTACGCCATTACGTCTATTACGTCTAAATCCACAAAAAAAAAAATAAAAACACACTCGACCCCTAAAAGTCCTATATACATTTCAAAAAAAGCATAAGACCCCGGTCCGTGGTCCATGATCCGTTATATAGCCTCCTCCCACCTAGGGAAAACACCTATGTTTTTCTCAACTTTCCCTAACACGCCTACACCCATGTAAGCTAGACTAATCTCCGTATCTCATTCACAACCCAGAAAGGATAGTTACACATGAGCGACAAACCTTGTCAGATTCCTGACAATATCATTGATGATGCCAAGCGTCTGATCAACATCTGCTCTACCGAATTCGAGCAGCCCACTGAGGCCTTGTTCGCTTCGATCTTGGTCGTGGCGGTGATTGCCAAGGGTGCTGGCATGCCTTTGCAGACCCTGCTCGATGGCGTGGCTTCTGCGTACGCGGACCTTGATCCCATGACTTTGGAAGTAGGAGCAAAGCCTCATGGAACCCACTAAGTCCCTCAAACAATTTTTCGGGAGCATGTTATGACTGTGCCAAAAAGTAAAGTACCGTACCATTCTGGTCATCCTTCGATAGAGTACGAGTGTGATCTGCTCGGGGTGACGCTAACCTGCTTTTTCTTCTACGAGGCCCCGAGCCGTGGTCTTCGGTCCGAGGGGCTGCAGATGGAGCCGGACTACCCGGCTACGTACACCCTGATGCATGCCTACACGCCTGAGGGGCTCGATATCTCTCCGGTGATGAAGATGGACATGATTGAGGATTTGGAAGAGGAAGCTTACCTGAGGTGGGAGGAATGATGGAAGACCCGACAAAAAAGAAAAGTGACCAAGCTGCTGTGTTGAGCAGGAAGGCCGTGGAGTTGTTTTTTGGAGAGGGGGTGGACAAGAAGGTTGCTGCGGTGGTTGCAACGCGCCTTGCGGCCGGTTGCTGCCGTGCAGCGCAGATATCTGCCCACACTTCAACGGACATGTTTTTAACTTTCTACAAAGATGCTGATGAGTACTGGACAAGGAAATTCAATGACTGATTCAAAGCCTTTTGTGTACACCCCTGAGTCTTCCGACTCGGATGTGGCGGTTCTGAGGATCACCATGGAGCAGCGCGGCTGTTTGGTGGAGGTCTGTGTTCCGGAGGTGGCCCTGCCTCCGGTGATGGAAATGAAGGAGTACATGCGCAATACCGGCGCGGACATGTACGCCCGCCTGTACCACATGATGCAGCAGCTTGAGAGGGGCGAGAAATGACCAGCGTTCTGACCCCTAGCAAAATCCCTGTCGCGTGGCTCGCGGTCAACGCTGTGGGACACAGGTATCTCCGGTTCAACCCCCCGGCTGTGACCGTGGACCCTGAGCCGAGCCCCTTGTGCCTTGATCGGGACCGCAAGGCCCTGTGGGAGGCGCTCTATCGCATCCAGACGCATGCATTGATGGCTGCCGCCAACCCTGAAGGGGCTGAGGGCCATTGCCTGGAGATCATCAAGATTGCAGAAAAGGCATTGGTGGAAGATGGAGCCAGACACCAAGATGGTCCTTGATGCGTGGCGCAAGCTGGTTGTTGAGAACTACCGGCTGCGTCTTCAGGTGGCCTTTTTACGAGGGGAGATCAGGCATGAACAACATGTGGAGAACCACAAGGGGCGAGTCGAAGGCGGGGAACATCGTGATTCACGTGACCCCCTTAAATGATCTGCGCCAGCATGAACTGACAGCCGAGTGCTGGTGCGAGCCGGAGCTTGACTACGAAAACATGGTTGCTGTTCACAACAGTGCAGATGGCCGGGAAAAATTTGAGACTGGAGAAAGGAAAGTATCGTGAAGATTGAAAAGGGGCGGCCTTTGCCGCGAAGCTATCCGTTTGGAAAGATGGAGGTCGGGGACAGCTTCCTGATTCCTAAACACATCCGGCCGCAGACGGTTCAGATTGCTGCGGTACGGTATTGGCATAAAACCAAAAAGAAGTTTTCGGTTCGAAAGACTGAAGATGGGTATTGCTGCTGGAGGGTGGAATGACTGCAAAGAGAACTGATCCGTGGATTCCCGTTGGGCATCCTGATTTTGTATGGACATCGGGCGCTGATGTACAGAAAACATGGCGCAGGTATGGGTGGGTGCCGCCCAGCGAACAACGGCCGCCGGTTGTGGTGGAAGCCAAGGAGCCCGAGTGGGTGGCTGTGAGGAGGGTCAAATGAGCAGTAAATCCGTGGCGCACGTTTATCGGATGGAGGCAAACGGTCGGCCTGTGATTGCATGGGACGATGCGACAGGCATCGAGGTCGGCGCAAAACTCTACGCCGCCCCGCGCCCGTGGGTCGGGCTCACCGATGAGCAGATCAATCAGTACGACTACGAGTACCGCGATCTGCTCTATGACGCCGAGAAGATGCTCAGGGAGAACAACACATGAGCAACGAATACGCCTTCCCACACACCATCGAGCATCTGCACCAGCCGGTGACGGCGGGCATGACGCTGCGCGACTACTTCGCAGCCAAGGCGATGCAGGCAATGGTTCCACTGAATGGTGTTACACCCCAAGTCGCCGCTTCTGTCGCGTACACGTTTGCAGACGCCATGCTCAAGGCAAGGGGGCAAGCATGACCAAAGATGACGACGACACCCTGTGCTACCGCTCAGAGCTTGAGGCGGCGGTGAAAGCCGAGCGCGAGGCAACTGCCAAACGCTGCGCCGAGATCGCCGACGAGGCCGAGCCGTACCAAGCAGCCGATCTCATCCGCAAGGCGTTCGGGGTGGACAAATGAGCTATCTTGTGGCCAGCCTGCCGCCGCTCAAATGCTTTGTGCGGCGCGAATTTCTGTACAACTTTGAAAAGGGGCACGGGCATCTTGAGCCGGCAATCTGGGTCAGCCTCAAAGCCCTCAGGGGGCAGGTATTTCGCATCGAAAGCCTGCTGCCAAACTACGGTGCTCTCTACGACAAGCTGCCACTGCATGCCTACGTGTGGAAAGAAGAAGCGGGGGACTTGCCGATTGACACACTGCAGCTATGGGACTGCATGAGCTACCGCTTCACGGTGGTCGAGAAGATCAACCTGAGGAACCTGAGCGTGAAGTTTCTCGGCAAGGACAAGCAGTGGCACTTTGGCAAATACATGTTCACCGTGGACTTCTGCGCCGACGAGATGGCCCTTGACACCACATTCGTTGAGACGGCCGAAGAACACAAGAGCTTTAACTTCATCCGCCTGGACAACGGCCAGTTTGCCACGCAGCCCAACAACCGCTGCCTCTGGTACGACCAGAGCCTGATCCCACTGGATGTCAAATTCCCGGACTTCCAGGCAGCCAAGTACGTCTGGACCGTTGATGGCTCTCGCAAGTGGGCCGCTGGCGACGATTGGTTTTATGAGATCAATGAAAGAGGAGCCGACTGATGATTGACTTTGTCTCAACCCACCCTGGCGCAGAGCCGCAAACCGTGGCCTGTGCCCGCCTGCTCGCGGCAGTCATTGCCCAGGCAGTTGATGATGCCTCCAACAGCAATGCAAGCGCAGGTGATGCGTTGGCCGCGATCAATTGGCTGTTCAACAAGGACACATCGTTTGAGCAGTACGCCACCTTGATCGGCGCAAATCCGCAGGCCATACGAGATGCGCTGCTCAGGTCTGTTGACCCACACGAAGTCAGACCAAAGGCGGAGCGATTCGATGAGAGCAGGCGCCGCAGGCTGCGCTACAACTACACGCAGTGGCTTCGCCGTAGACAAGAACTGATCGAGCGAGGGACCATAAAAAAATGAAATGCCCCCTATGCAAAGCACCAACCGAAGTCAAACACACCAAGGACGAGGATGGAACACCAATCAGACGCCGGCACTGCTTTAACGATCACAGCTTCAACACCAAGGAAGTTGCGATCACGCAGCCAAAACTCAAAAGGGTTCGACGCCAAGGAGAAGTGAAATGAAGTGGAAAACATGGAATACCGACCACTGGATTTTGGAATCGCCTAAGGGCGAGGTCCTTGATGAAATCACCAGGGACTATGAGCAGTTGTTCTTTCTCAAGAGCAGCCAGAAGCGATACACATCGCTCAAGGCAGCCCAGGCAGAGGGGAAAAGGAACCAGGAGAATGCCCCCTCTTGACATATGTTTCAGGTGGCGTACACTATCCGTACAACAGAAAGGAGAGCTATGGCTGAACAACCTAAACGACGACTGACAGAGGAAGAACTCAAGCGGTGGTGGCCGTTTGATCGCTTGGACCCCAAGCTGATGCCCAAACCACCGAAGAAGCAAAACCCACAACCTGAAGAACCTATAGAGGAAGCATGGCTATGAAAAAGTTTTCTGAAAAATCCCGGAGTGTGATCGACTTCTTTAAAAACGACCCGACTGCAAACGTAAGAGAGACCGCCAAGAAGTTCAAGATGGGCCTCCCCCACGCCTACAAGCTGCGCCAGCGGGCCCGGATAGAGAGCAAGTCAGCAAACAAGGCTGTGCAGAAGGAATTCACCATCACGCTGCCCAAGCAGACCAAGAGCACTATCTCTGTTGACGGCATCCTCGATGCGCGGGCCGTGGACTACGGTGCGTTCAAAGACGGCGCATCGCTCATGCAGGGCATCAAACGCCTGATGGCAGAGCATGCCCAGCGGCACAACAAGACCTTTGCTGACGACCAGTGGGAAGCCCTGGAGATGATCGTCCACAAGATGGGCCGCATCGTCAACGGCGACCCCGATAAGGTCGATCACTGGGCCGACATCGCCGGCTACGCCAAGCTGGTCGCAGATCGCTTGGAGGGGAGGGTGCGGTGACCTCTCCAATCAGAGCGGTGCGGATGTCCTCGGAGGAAGTGCAGACGGCCATCCTGGCCTTTCTGCGCCAATCCAACTACGTCCCGCAGCGCACCAGCGAGATATCCAAGGCCCTGGGTTTCCAGCCCTCCTGCGTCCGCAGGGCAGGGCTGGCCTTGGTTTCTCGCGGCGTGTTGCAGGCTGATCTGGTCAAGGGCCGGGGCCGTGGAGAGTATCTCTTCATCCTGCAGCAACTGGACCTGTTCTACGACCAGAAACCCGCCCCAAGCCTGTCTTTGAACAGAATCCTTGAAGCGTTGGCCGAGGTCAAGACTAAGCTCTTGATGCTCACCCTGCGCCGCAGGGCATGATCACTTTGCCTCTCCCCAGCTTGGTCCGATCTCCACATCGCACCGGCTGGGGACTTCCAGGCGCACCGCCTCGGCCATGATCCTGGCCCCTTCCTCGGCCTCTTCCCGATTCTTGACCGACAGCGCCACCTCATCGTGAACCTGCAGGATGGGCGTCAAGCCGGCCTTGGTCAGGGCCACCATGGCGGCCTTGGTCTGATCGGCGGCTGACCCCTGAATCAGGCGATTGAGGCCCTTGTAGGTGCCCGCCCGCTTGATCCGTGCGCCGTATTCAATGACGGCCTGCTCACGCGGCAGCGCCTTGTTCACGCCCCACTCCATGGGCTCCCACAGCGGGAAGCGGCATTTGCGGCCCAGCAGGGTGCGGATCGCGCCGCCTGAGGCCGCATGGTCAATCCTGGCCATCACCGCGTTAACGGTGCCCTTGAGGAAGGGGACGTTGCGGTGGAAGTTGTCAATCAATTCGCTGGCCTCATCCAGGGACAGGTCCAGGCTGTTGGCCAGCTTGTTCTTGCCCATGCCGTACATCAGCCCCAGGCCGATGGTCTTGGCCGCCTTGCGTTTGATGCCGGCCATGTCCGCAACCATCTGGTGGAAGTCGGTGGTGGGGTCCTCCCGGTAGGCCGCAACCAGATTGTCGGCCCCGGGCAGGGACAGCAGGCTGGCGTAGTGGACCAGCAGGCGGGGCTCCTGAGACGAGAAATCGTTGGAGGCCCACATCTCCCCTTCCTCGGGCAGGAAAAGGCTCCTAACCATCGGTCCGATCACCTCATGGCGGGCCGGAACCTGTTGCAGATTGGGGTTAGCCATGGACAGGCGGCCTGTGACAGTGCCCCCATCATCGGAGCGCATCTGGTTGACATGCGGATGCACACGGCCGGTCTTGGCGCTGAAGTCCATGTAGGGCTGCAGGAACGTGCTGTGCGTCTTGTTGGTCTCGCGCACCTCTACGATCATCTTGGCCAGCGGATGCTCACAGCCGTCCAGGAATCCCTTGGTAAAGCTGGGCAGCCCCGTGGCGGTCTTGGCGTACTGAATGCCGAGGCGGTCAAAGGCCTGGGCGATGGATTGCGCGGCCCAAACGTCCACCTGCTGGCCGACCTGGGTCTTGATCTGCTGCAGCAGTTCCTTCTCGCGCTTTCGCATCTGGCCAATCAACTGCTCGCATTTCTCGCGGTCAAACCGGATGCCGCGCCGGGTCATCTCCAGCAGCACGGGGAACACATCGGTCTCGAGATTGAAGACCGACTCGACCTCCTCCTGCCGCATTTTGATCTTGAAGTGTTGCCAGAGCTTGAGGGTCAGCGCAGCGTCTTGCTCGGCGTACTCACCAACATACATGGCTGGGAGCTTCCAAAGCTCCTTTTTGGGGTGAACCCCGAAGTCAGCGGCCGCCTGTTTGAGAGCTTGCTCACTCTTGACCTCTTTAAGGTAATCGAAGCCAAGCGCATTGAGGCTGTACGAGAAGCGGTTTTCATCGAGGAGCGGGGCAGCAAGCATGGTGTCATAGATTCGACCGTTGATGGTGAATCCACTTGCACCCAACCACCCGGCGTCATAGGCGGCGTTGTGCATGATCTTGTCCGCTGGGGTGTTGAGGACATCGCGTACCCAACGCTCCACAAGCCGCCGATCCAAGTTGCCGCCACCGCCATGGCCAACAGGGAAATACCCAGCCCAGCCGTCGACTGCGACTGCGTAACCAACAATACTCCCGTCACCGCGAGGCCAACCGGGACCCATAGACTCCATGTTCGGGTCGCATGTTTCGAGGTCAATTGCAATCTCCTTGGCTGTGGATAAGTCGGGGAAAGCCTGTGGAGGAACCCACTCAGTGGCAGTTGGAAACATGGGCATCGTTTTCACAGAGCAAATCCTTTTTCTCGTTGTTTGGGCAGAATCAGGTGAAGCGTTTTTTTGGCCCGGGTCACGCCTACGTAAAAGAGGCGGTTGATGTTGTCGCTTTGGGCCGCATATTCCTTGGCCGACTTGGGCGAGAGGTCCATGAACAGCAGGACGTTGTCCGCCTCCCCGCCCTTGGCTCCGTGGATTGTGGACAACTTGATTCGGTTGGCTGTGGACAACTTGGTGCCTCGGCGCAGAACGGCGATTAGGTACTCTCGCTTTTCCTCGGCGATGCGCTCCAGGGCTTCGTGCCAGATGGCCTCGGTCCGTAGGCCGTGGTCCTTGGTCAGCGCCGCAAGGGTGTACATCGCGGTCGGGTCCCCGCCCTTGAAGGTCCGGTGGCCTCGGGCAACGAACTCTCCACCCAGGTACTTGTAGATGTCCATCACATGCGCCCCGACGACTTCCTCGCCACGGCGCAGGGCCTCCCAATGCACGACCGCCTCAATCATCTTGACCGGCAGGCTCGGCACGCCGCCGCGCTCAAACAGGATGCCGCTTGAGCGCAGCCATTCATGCACCGGGTTGAGCATGTAATTGGTCGAGGCCATGATGAGCCAGGGCTCGTCGTTGAGCGGTACATCCTCAAACCGGTAGTAAGTCTTGACCGATCCTTCAAAGTCCCGGGCTTTCCACTTCTTGGGCTGCCGCTCTCTGATCCGGTGGACGATGTGGTTGGCCAGGGCGTGGACGGTGCTGGGGACCCGGTAGGACTGCTCGAGCACGGTGATATGCCCTTGGAAGGACAGGAAGCTCTTGACATCAGCGCCGGCCCAGGTGAATACTGCCTGATCGTCGTCTCCGGCGAGGAAGGCCCGTTTCGCCTTGGAAACCAGTAGCTCGACCATTTGCCATTGCAATCGGCTCAGGTCCTGCGCTTCGTCGATGATTACCACCTCCAGGGCCGGGATTAGCGATGCATCGAGCACCACCATCTCCAGCAGGTCCGTGAAGTCCAGCAGGTTACGCGAGCGCCGGTAGTGGCGGTAGGACCGCTCTACGAACTCGAAGTGATACCACTCGATGTCCAGCCCGCTTTGGTCGTAATGCTGGCGCAGGTCGATGCCTTTGATGCGGGCCAGATTGATCTCGTTGAGGATCGGGTTGTCGGCCTTGGCAAGGTTCACATCCTCCTCGGTGCCCAGGGCGATTTCGATGCCCACCTCGGCGGCGAACTCCCGGTAGTGCTCGGGCTTCATCATCATGTCTGCCTTGATGGCAAGGCAGTGGAAAGCCAGGGAGTGCAGCGTCCGGAAAAACGGGAAGTCGGTCTTGGGGTGGAGAAACGGGAACTTGGCCACGGCCCGGTCCCGCGCTTCGTTGGCTGCCTTGCGCGTAAAGGAGAAGTAGCCGATCCGGGACGAGTGAACGCCGGCCTCCAATTCCTGCTCGACGCGGTTGAGCAAGTAGGTGGTCTTGCCTGCCCCGGGCGGCCCGAAGATTTTGTGAATCTCGACCATGGCTAGAACGGGCTCCCTTCTGTGCGCTGGGTGTGCGTGTCAAAGGGCGCATCCTGCTTTTGAAAGCGGGGGATACGCCAGCAGCGCACCGTCCTGTTCTTGAGGAACAGGCTGATGGGCTCACCGCCCATATCGCGCAGGCGCTGCGCCATCTTGGGCGCGGACAGGGAAGCGAAGTTGTTGCGCTTGAGATGGGCCTCCAGGTCTTTCATCCTGAAGTACGTGCGGGCCTCCTCATCATCCGTCCAGGGGCGGCCCATGATGACCTCATCGCGCACAAGCGCCTGCTGCATGTGGGTGGTGAACTCCTCAAGCAGGTCCATGAAGCGGCCGGTCACACTGGTGTCCTCGCTGGCTTCAGTGATCTGCTCGGTCTCAATCATTTCCTTGAGCAGGGCATTGAGCAGGTTTTCCCAATCCTGTTTGCGCAGGGTCGGGGGTAGGACATTGAGTTTTTCCAGGCAAGCCTTTTGGAACGCGCCTTGTAGGAATAGGCTGTCAGTGTCTAGCTCGATGCGCCGTCCGTTGACATCCAAGAACCACAGGGGTGGTTCACTGGCGTACTTCGACAAGCTGGCGATCTGTGGCGCGTCAGGCGAGTTGGCCCCGATGCCAAACTTGCGGGTGCGGCACAGGCCTGAGTGGCAGAAGGAATTTAGCGGTGCATCCTTGCACTTGTAGTGATACTCTTTTTTGCCAACCTGTTTGACCAGTATCTGGACTTCGTTGTTGGGCAGAGGGGGAGCCACGTATTTGTAGTTGTATTCAACCAGCTTGTCTTCCCAGCCGGCCGGGTGGGCCCGCTTAAGATAGATGCCAATGTTGAATAGGCCATTATTGCGCGTGCCCTCCGGGAAGCCTTGGGCGCATAGTGCTTGTAGGCATGGCGGGCCGTCCTTGATGGGGCTCTCTGCTTGCTTAGGCGGTTCAGGAAAACTGAGCGGCAACTCTTGAACCGCTGCATCGTACAGACCGTAAAACTCTTCCAAAGTCGCCGCAGACCCATCCGGGTTGATTGCGTAACGAAGGCCGGCGTCTCCACCGAAGTACGGCAGGTTGAGAAAGTTGCCGGTGTCTCCTCGATCAACAAGGATTTCGGCTTGCTTCGGAAAGATTTCTCGACCCGCTTCACCAAGCAGTGCAGCCGCATTCTTGAGATACGTTTGAAAGTCTCTGGCTGGAACAGGCGTTTTTGTGAATAAAAAGACATGGGCCCCTCCTGATTTGCTTCTGCATACGACCAGCGGCAGCTTCAACTGCGCAATTCGCTCTACGAGGCCTTTGTGGTCCAGAGGGTACTGGTCAATGTCAATACATCCCCAGATGCAGGTGTTATCCGCCCTGATTGGGATAATTCCAAGACTCGGTTCAACACCCTCGAGGTGTGCAATCCACAAGTCATCCGTTGGGGGCTTGCGCACGACTGTGGCTTGCCCAGCTTGTTTTCCGTCTCCACGTTCTGCCTTTATTCGGTACGTACCGTAAGCGATGTCCAGTCCACTGAAGATCGCTTTGAACCTTGTTATGTCTGTCATTGCACTCTCTATAAAAGGTGGGGCCTACTCGCCGATTCTGCGTACAGGAATTGCAGTAACGACACGCAGAATCCGCTTTCGGCCCCGAAATCAGAATGGGGCTGGTCCGTTGTCCACGACACCTTCGCCTTCATGCTTGACCTTGACTTCGCCTGCACTGATCTGTGAGGCAAAGGACTTGGCGGCCTGATACTGATTCATATCCTGGATCGGGCCGATCTTCTCGATCTCCCATCCGTACCACTTGCCCTTGTCGTTAGACTCGGCCTGAGTGGTCAGTCGATACACATGGCTGTACATCGGGGGCGTGTACGGACCGTTCTTACCCATGAGCTTGGTGCTCATCATCATGCTGTTCCACTTGCGCGACTTCTTCAGTTGCGTGGACTTCATGACGATCAAGGCAGGCTCAGGGATGCCCGCATCGTTGACGACCATCACGTAGTGATTGGCCGTGTTCTCGATGTAGTTGCCACTGTCCAGATAGTCCTTGTTGTCCCCCGGCTCCCGGTGGGTGCGGGTGAGGATGTCGGACGTTGCCGGATAGATTGCAATCGGTGCGCCGCTGCCCGAGCCGCGAGGGGCCCATTCAATGTACTGGCGCACATAGGCCACCGGGATGACGGTGATGCCTTTCTTGCCATCGTAGATTTCGCCAGTGACGCTGTTCATCACGCAGCCGGGCATCGCACCTTCGACCTCGCCCACTTCAGGGCTGGTGCTGGTGAGCAGCTTGAGGAACGGGAGAGCAAAGTCCTCCTGCCCCATACCGTCAAAGCCTCTGTTCGCGTCCTGTTCAAAGTCACCGCCCAAAGCGACGGCATATTCTTTTTTCTCGACTACCTCATTCTTGGCCATGATTAATTTCCTTGTTTCACGCTGATTTGATGGTTGCTCTTTGGCCAACGTAGACACCAAAGAGTTCTGTGGGGAATTCGCTTCCGCGTTCCACCTGCTCGCGAACCCAGGCCTTAAGGGTCTGGGGTTCGATCTTCTGCGCCTGCTCCACAGGATAGTTTTGCTCGCGCAGTTGATTCAAAAGTGACTCGCACAGCTTGTCCTCATTGCGGCCAAACCGTACTGACACAGTGTTCTTGATAATGTCGTCGTACCCGTGCTCACGCAGCCACTCATACGCCTGCGCCCGCTTCTCCTCGGGGATGCTGGCGCTGTAGAACGGCTTGACAACGATTTCGCTGCCATCTGTCATGGTGAACTTAGACATGCCCAGTTCTTGCAGCATCGCGGGGATCGCCTCCTCCATCATCTTGCGCTGCTGCTCTTTGCGTTCCTTGAGCACCGACTCCATGTCGAGGATTTCCTTCTCAAGCTCTTTGGCCCGCTTGGCCAAAGCGCCGACAGAAGACAGGTCCTCGTTCTTGATGGTCAGGGCGTCTGCGTCCTGCTCAAATATGCTGTTGATGTCAGTCATCTCTTTCTCCATTCTCGGTAACATCGATCTTGACGGGGATGTACAGCTTCTCACGCCGGTCCCACTTCAAGGCTGTGTATCGGCCAGAGTTATAGAAAGCAGCTATCGAGCAGGCCAAGCCGATAGCCACGGGGTCGCCTGTGAGCAACAGGGCATCCCCTTCCTTGTAGTCCCGCAGCTTGCGCCTCAAGGTGCGAACAGTAGGGACCGTGCTGAAAGCAATTTGCGTGTTGGAGGGCAGCAAAACCTTGATCTCCCCGAAGCGCATGGCGGCGGAAATATCATGGTTGGGCATCTCTTGCACAACGTATACGGTAGGCATGTTTACATTCTCCTTTCTCAAACCGTGCGCTCAGTGTACACTACTTCCCGGGCATGTCAAGCCCCGCAACCACAGAAAGGAAGAGAGCCGTGGACTACTTTTTGGAAAAGTACCCGTTTAAGAACAAGCCGTACCTTCATCAGGCCGCGTACCTGCAACGATTCTGGGAAGACCCAGCGGTTGCTCTGTTCGCAGACATGGGCACTGGCAAGAGCTTCATGCTCATCAACAACGCCGCCATGCTCTACGACAAGGGCAAGATCAACGCCATGCTGGTCGTGGCCCCGAAGGGCGTCTATCGTAACTGGTATACCGGGCAAATACCAGAGCACATGCCCGAGCATGTGTCCTACACGATGGCGTGCTGGTCTCCTACGCCGAAGAAAGCCGAGCGGGCGGAAATGGACAAGATGCTCAACGCCACCGATACGCTGCGTATCTTGGTCATGAACGTCGAGGCATTCAGCACGGAGAAGGGCGCGGCATTCGCTCGCACCTTCCTGCGGGTGACGACAGCCTACATGGCCATCGACGAGAGCACCACCATCAAAACGCCTCAGTCCAAGCGCAGCAAGAACCTCGTCAAGATTGGCCGTGATGCGCGGTACAGGAGGATTGCAACGGGCTCCCCGGTGACCAAGAGCCCGCTGGACCTCTTCAGCCAGTGCTTCTTCCTCTCCCCCGACTACCTGGGCTACGACAGCTTCTACGCCTTCCAGGCCCGGTACGCCATGATGATTGAGCGCAAGCTGGCGACCCACACCTTCCGCCAGATTGTGGGCTACCGGCACTTGGATGAGTTGCACCAGAAGCTGGGCACCTTCAGCTTCCGGGTGACCAAGGACGAGTGCCTGGACCTGCCCGACAAGGTATTCACGCGGCGCGAGATTGAATTGACCGAGGAGCAGCGCAAGGCCTACGACCAGATGAAGCTGATGGCGCTCACGCTGATCGACGGCAACCTCATGTCGACCAACAATGCTCTGACCCAGATCATGCGGCTGCACCAGATCGTTTGCGGGCACGTAAAGTTCGACGATGGTCGGCAGGAGGACCTGCCCAACAACCGGGTCAAGGAACTGCTGGCAACCGTCGAGGAGTGCAACGGCAAAGTCATCATCTGGGCCAACTACCGCCGGGACATCGAGAACATCAAGAATGCCCTGGCCGAGGAGCACGGTATGACCACCGTGGCGACCTACTACGGCGACACGGAGGCAGAGGACCGACAGGAAATCGTCACACGCTTCCAGGACCCCAACAGCGGCCTGCGCTTTTTTGTCGGCAACCCCCGCACGGGCGGCTACGGCCTGACGCTGACAGCGGCGCACACCGTGATCTACTACAGCAACAACTTCGACTTGGAAGTGCGGCTGCAGAGTGAGGACCGGGCCCACCGGATTGGCCAGACCAACAAGGTGACCTACATCGACTTCATCAGCCCGGGCACCGTCGACGAACACATCGTCAAGGCTCTGCGCAGCAAGATCAACATCGCCTCGCAAGTGCTGGGCGAAGAACTCAAGGAGTGGATTAAATGATGCTGGTGCCCGTCCGCCGCAAGTACGTCTACAAGCGCCTCGAGCGCCTCGACAGGTCCTCGGGCCGCGTTTATCGCATCGATGGCGAGGACATCCCGATGCCCAGCGTCACGACCATCCTCAATGAGACCAAGGACCGCAGCAGCCTTAAAGCCTGGGAAGAGCAGGTAGGCAAGGAAGCGGCCGAGCGCATCAGGAACGAGGCGGCCACCATCGGCACCCACATGCATGGCGTCATCGAGCGATTGCTGCTAGAGCGGCCGCTGGACATCCCCAGAACGTGGCAGCAGGTCAGGGGCTACTGGATGGGCTACAAGCTCATCGAGCACTTCTTTCCGCATGTCAACGAAGTGTGGGGCGCGGAGGTGTCGCTGTATGTGCCAAGCACATACGCCGGCACTTCTGACTGCGTGGGCGTCTACAAGAACAAGCCCAGCATCATAGACTTCAAGCAGACCAACAAGCCCAAGAAGCGCGAGTGGATTGAGGATTACTTCCTACAGCTTGCCGCGTATGCGGTTGCACACGACAAGGTGCATGGCACCAAGATCGATCAGGGCGTGGTGATGATGATGAGTCAGGCCGGAGAGCCGCAGGAGTTTGTCACCGCCGGCCGCGAATTCGACGAGTACAAGGACAAGTGGTGGCGGCGCGTGGAGCAGTACCAAAAAATAGGCCGGGAGGGCCAGCCTCCCGGCCAAAGTGCCATCTAGGGGTGGAGACGCCCCGAGGAAGTGAAGATGGCAACTGCAATCAATGGGGGGGAGTTTACTTCTTCCCCAGCTTCTCGCGTTCTTCCAGCAGCCGGACCTTGACCTGAAGCTCGTTGATGTGCTGCATCATCTGCTCTTTTTGTATGGCCCTGCGCTCGGCGCTGATCGGACTGTCGGTGGGGATGCCCTCTTTGGTAATGAGAGCAGGCATCTGCCCCTCGATCTTTGTCAGACGCTCTGAGAAGGACGCGACCTGTCCCAGCAGCCAAGCCAAAGCGGCCACCACAATTGGGATGACGGCCTTGAGTACGTCTGACCAAGCCATTACTTCTTCCTTGCCGCCCGCATGTTGTCCACCAGATTGGGGTAGGGCCGGCCGGCTTTTTTGGCCATGGCCTTCGCCGCGCTCTTCTTAGCAGGGCTCATCTTCTTGGGCTTGCCGATGTCCGTGGGCCGTGGTTTGTCCCACACAGGTTTTTTCATCATGATTACCTCAACTTCCTGAGTTTGTACAACGTGCTTAAAAACGTCTCGATGGCCCCATCGATGAGATTTTGAATCGGGCTGTCTTTCTTGTCCACCGCATCGTAGCGAAGCTTCTCGATGTCGTCGAGCATCTTCTCCAGGGCTTTGATGCAATCCGGCTCATCGGGCATGTTTAGGTACGGAATGTCCAAGATCACATCATGCCGCCCCTGGTACGCCTCGGTGATTGTGTCGGCGTGGTCAATGATGGCTTCGTAGAACTCGCCCAGGGCGGAGTGCTTGGCAAAGCTACCGGGTCCGGTGACGCTCAAGTGCGCCCGGTGCGCGTACTCCCGAGCCAAGAACATAGTTCCAACCAGACGGCCAATCATTTCCATAAACTACTCCATCACTGTTGCGGCTGTGCGGGCTGCATCGCCGCTTGGCGCTGCATCAGAAGTCCGCTTATCGGGTCGTTGGGGAACATCGCAGGATACATCAACGGAATCTGTTTCTGCGCTGGTGCAGCAGGCTTTGTCGTAGGCAGGCGGAAGTTGGGCTCGTAACCGCGAGTTGGTGGAGCGGGCGGTAGCGTGCGCAGCATCTGGCTTGCAGAAGCGCGGGGCACCACGGGCTGGCCCTCCATGCCTTGCAAGGGGGTGGTCTGCCCTTCGCGCTCAAGATCGGTAATCTCGCGAGGAATTGCTCGAGTAGTGGCTGCAACTGCGGGCCTGCCAAAAATCATTTCCTTGCTGATACCGATGTCCTGCAACTGCTTGAGGACCTTCTCACCATCTTTGGGCGTGGCGATGTTGGTGATGCCCCGAGCAAACTCAGGGCTCTCCAAGGCCTTGGTGAAGATGCGTTTGTAGAGCTCGTTCTCCAGGCTGCCCGTCATCCGAACCATCAGTGCCAGAGCGCCGGTCTCAGGAGCGATCCTGCCTACTGCTGCCTCGCGGCCCGTGGTTGTAAGAAATTGAATACCAAAACCAAAAACCCGCTTAGCTGCTTGATCAAGCGACTCAAACGCCGGAATCTGCCCGGTTACGTTGGCAAATGCATTGACACGGCGCTGCAGATCAGCAAGCTTCTTGAGGTCATCGAGATGCCCGGTGCCACCAAAAAGAACCCGCAATGATTTCTCGTTGTTATCCAAGAAGGATTTGAGCGCCCCTCCACCCCTCACTCCTTCCCCTGCAAGCTCATAGACGGATCGTCGAAGAGCAGCAATTTGCTCGGGGTTGCTGCTCATTGCGTCAACCAACTTCCGCATGATCGCTGGATCACTGATCGCATCAGCAACAGATTGCTTGAAATCGGCATCCGGCCTTGAGGCGCGAGCAAGGACTCGATTAAGTTCGTTATCCTGCGCGGCAACCATGCGGCGATCAATCTCGCCCAGCCGAGCGACATAGTCGTTGGCCAGATTGAGTTCATCCTGCAGCTTTGCTTGGATGGGCTGCGGTAGCGCCTCGACAATGTTGCGGTTATTGTCGAGAACCCTGCGCATGAGCTTGGGATCAACCAAGCCCTCCTTGTTGACCACGCCCTTGCTGCGCAACCAATCAATCGTGCCGTTCGTCATCAGGCGCTGGGCCTGCTCATCATTGCCGAGGATGGTGGTTACGCTGCGCAGGTTTTCAACATTCTTAAATGCGTTGCGCATCAGGTCTTCGTTGGGCAGCAGATACTCCATGCCCCCGCGCTTAGCCTGCGTCATCAGCAAAGGCAGCGTCCGGTCGTAGGTGCTCTTGTAGTCATCAACCATGACCTTCAAGGCTTCGTACTCGCTCTTGAGCCGTGGTGCGCGGTCCAAGACAAGCTTCTCCACATCCTTGAACACAGCGTTGCCTGTGTCGAGAATTCGCTGCGCATCGGTCTGGCGCACACGGCCCTTCAGCATCGCCGCGTTGTAGTCGTTAAGCGCATCGTTGCGGAACCGTTGAGCCGCCGTCAAGTAGTCCAGGGCCTCCGGAATGTTGATGTCGATCTTCGTGCTGTCTGCAGCAACCCGAGCAGCGTCCTGGCGAATCTGCTGTGGATTGATCACGATCTTGCGACCAGGAATAACCGTGGGGATGGCGACATTGCCCTGAGCATCCGGAGTAGCAAGCTCCGTGAGCCCTGGAGTGCGGCGGCCGCCCCTAGGCTTATCCCCACGAACAAGAGATTGCACGGAGGCACGGATTGCCTTCATGATCTCAGGATCATCAAAGGCTTTGCTCATGCCAACAATCTGGCTGTCAATGGCCTCGTTGGTAAGGTCATTGAGCATCTGCGCTTCGAGCCTTTCGCGATTGCGAATCTGACTCTGCACAAAGTTGTCGAGCAGTCGGATAGGCTCAGGCACTGCCTGACGCATGGACGGGCGCTCGATCTTGTACTTGCTGATCAGCGCCAGCACCTGCTCTTCCATGTCCCTTGCATCGAAGAGCGATTTGCCCTGGTCGCGGGTGGGCAGCGGCGTTCCGTCAGGGGCCGTAGCCTGCTTGAGGCCAATGCGGGACAGGACGCTCTGACGCATCCGGTTGTCGGCTTCCATAGAGGCCTGAATGACACCACGTAGCTCGTTGTTGAGCATGTTGATGTTCTGCGGGCCCAGGCGCTCGGAGATCGCCAAGATTTCTGCTTCGGTCAGGTCTTTCTTCTGCCGCATCAGATTCTCAAAGAAGGCCTGCCGGTCAGCCTGGGCAGCCTTAAATGCATCCATCACCGGAGTACGCGCCTCGGGGGACAAGTTGGCAAACAGGCGATCCAGCGCAGCTTGGTTCTGGCTGATGCGGGTTTTGACGCCCTCAAGGTCCTTCGGGCCCAACTGCTGCAGCAGCCGAAACTTCTCCTGCACCAGCGGCGTGTACATGGTGGTCTCGGCTGCGTCTAAAACAAACCCAGCTTCTGCAAAGCGCGGATCATTCATTGCAGCGCGAAGCGCAGCAAGCGCCTCTTGTGCGTCCTTGCTCTCTGCAATAGGCCCAAACACCTGCTCGAGCTTGCGCTCGGCGTTTTGGATCAGTTTTTTAGGCACGATGCGGACAATCGGGGCCCGCCAAAACTTAGGGGCGCTTTCTAAAACCTCTTGCTCAACATCCGTGAGCCGTGATCCAGGGCCGGTAAGTTGCTCTCTTGCAAACCCAACCGCCTTACCAGTAGGCGTCATCTGCGCCAGTTTCCCAGCGGCAGAAAAGCCCCCGGACAGAGCCAAGGGCAGTCCTACAAACGCAGCAGCAGGCAGCAGTTCCTTGAGCAGGGCCTTGGAGGGCTGGTCGTCGGAGACGTTTTCTTCCACCGCCTGACGCATGGTCTCGTAGCCCGCGCCAAACGCCATGTCCAGAGCAAGCGCCTTCTTCGGGCTCTTTGCAATCATGTCCATCGCGTCCTTGGCCACGGCCCGCATGACAGTTGGGGCAGGAGTAGCCACAGCCAGCGGAGTGCGCATGGCCGCAGCCGCGCCAAGAACTCCCGTAAAAGGCAGGCCCGCCCCCACCCCTTCGCCGGCGGCCCGGGAGTACCGCTCCAAAGAGTTACGGGGCGATACCTCGCCCCGGTTGAAGAACTTTGCAAACTGGAAGACTTGCTTGTCGTCCAGGCCCAGGCCTCGGCCGATGACTCGCTGCGCGGCATCGGGCAGTGCAAACAGGGCTGTGTTGAAGCCCCAGGAGGCTTGGTTGATCAGGCCCTTGACCTTGTCTGCGCCTTCCGTTACTTGGTCCGGGGCCCCTGCTTTGCGGGGCTCGGTTGCAACAGGAGCGCCTTCTGCACGGCCGACGATCTCGCCCGTGTCGGCATCAACTACTTGGCCCTGGGTGTTGATGAAGGTTGGCATTACTGCATCAGTCCTATAAGCTGGGTTGGCGTTGCGCTCTGGATGGTTCCGTTGGGCATCCGCAGATAGACCGTGGCCCGTGGGTCTTGAATCCTGCCAATTGTGCCGCCGAGGAAGGTGTACATGCGCTTCCTTGCATCAGCATCGGAGGGGATCACAAAAGGATCAGACTGTGTGCCGGTGTTGGGCGTGGACATGACAAAGTCGTTCTTCTCAAAGCTCAACTGCGTAAGCACCTGCTGCCGAGCATTTCGAAGCATTGCTTCCATGCTGTTGAACTGTTTAGCAGCCACTTCCTTGTCCGCAAAGAATTTGGTGGGGTCACTGACGCCCCTAGCGGTCTCACGCGCCCACTCTTGCTCCTGCACTGCAACCCGTCCACCATCATTGGCGGAGGCGATGTTTTTCAAGATGGAGTTCATGCCGGTGCTGATGCGGGTCGAGGCGTCAGTCAGGTCGAGGTTTGGTCTCAGAGTTGCAGTGGGCAGAACAGGGACTAACAGGTTGTTGACCTTGTCCGAGAACCACGCACCGGGGCCGTAGGCATTGACAAAGACGCCCTTGAGGTTTTCAAGGGTAGACAGGCTGTTGTCCAAGGATCGCAACGTCGAACTGAGCTTGATACGCTCTCCCTTATCCGTCTCAATAGATGTCGGAGCTTCTCCACGGTTGACCACAAACGGGTTATCCGTGGGACGCAGCGTAAACCGGCTACGGACAGCAGTCTGCACAGTCGGATTGTTGGGGTCAATAGAAAAGCCAAGGAAGCTACCGCTCTTGTCCTTGGAAACCAAAAGGCCCACCCCACCGTCTTCGGTAATCACGCCGCCTTTTTTAGCCAGCTCTGTGAGCCGGTCAAGGTCGCCCTTAAGCATAATTTCCCGAAGGCGCTGAGCAAACTTGTCTTGCTCTTGGACATCGTTGACGGCTTGAGACAGCGCGGCGGTATCGACCTTGATCTGACGATCCTTGGCCTGCGCAAGGAGTGCCATAAAGCCTTGCGGGATGCCTTTGGCTGCCTCGGCGAGCAATGACACCGGAGTTGTTCCTGCTTTGGCAGGCAGTGATGCGTATTTGAAGCCCGCATCGGCCAGCATCAGCATGGCATTGGTGTACATCTCTTCTTTGCCGTCACCAAGAAGTTCCCGGTACAGCGGTGCGTACTCTTTCTGAGCCTCGCGAATTCTTTCCATCCGGCTCTTGTCGGCTACAACCCGTGGTGCGGCCACCTCGGGCCTGACTTCTGCTGCTTCTGCAGCGGCAGCCGGGGCACGCGCAGCGGTGCCGGCCGAATCGCCGCCTTCGATGACTTGACGAATGAAATCAGCGTTGTTCATGTCCACTGCAGCCGGGCGGGCGGCCGAGGGTCCGGCACCGGGAACTTCCACGGGCGGAACTGCCTTGGCCCGCATACCTGCAACGAACTGCGCCAACTCTTCGTTGCTTACATTCGACAGAGAGGGCATCGGAATGCTTCTGTCGGTGACCCTGTAGTAGGCGTCCTCGTAATCTTTCAAGAGTTGCTGTCGCGCCGGGTCTTCGCCCGAATTCATTGCGCCCCTGTATCCAGCCACAATAGAACCAACACCTAGGGCACCAAAAGCTGCTGGGGGAGAAGGAGTAAGCAGATTGCCGGCCCGTCTTACGGTGCCCATGACCCGTGGCCCAGCTATGTTGGCCATGTGTTGGGTGAGCGTCGGGTACGTCAGGAACTGCTCGGCCGTATACTTTCCGCTTGGGCCCCGCACGTTCTCAAACACCGGCCGGAAAGTTTGCGGGAACCCTTGCGACATCAAGCGGCCAGCAGCGGCATTGCCCGAGGCCATAAAGCGGCTGGCAGCGGCAGCGGCCGCCGCCGTTTTGTCTGCACCAAACTGAGCAAAGCGCGCAGCATTTGTGATGAATGCGCCCCCCGCCGCTTGCATCGGAGGCAGGCCATCAGGGGTGGGCGGAGCCTGCTCAGGCCCGCCCTGGGAAAAAGGGGGAGCACCCGCCATGCCTTCGGGCATGGGAATTCCTGCTCCTTGGTCCGTGGGCATCGCACCCATCTCCGGCATCATGCCTTGAGGAGCCATTGCCTGTGCCTGAGGCAGCCCACCGATGCCGCCTTGCTGCGCAAATTGGGACTGCAGCATGGCCAGCACTTCCGGCGGAGTCTCCATGGCCGCTTCTTCGCCGACCATTTGAGCAAGTTCCATGTACCGAGCGTCCACCGAGCGCATATCCCCGCGCAGGTTGTTCATCAGGATTTCAGGGTTCTGGGGATTGCGAGCCATCTGGGGCATTTCCTCAGAAGGCTCGGGCATCTCATCCATGTCCTCCATCTCTTCCTCAAACCCGGAGAGGATGCCTGAATTGCGAGCCTCTTTAGACAGAGGCATTGCAAACATCGCCCGCTTCAGTACTTCTTCTTTCATAACGCTTCCTTAGAAGAGCTTGCTTGCGGCATTTGCTGCCGCTGCGGTGCCCAAGATTCCGGTACCCACGCCAGCAATCTGCTGGAAGGGGCTGGGCGCAGCCTGTTGCTGCTGCGTAATCGCCATCTGTGTAGACGGCGCGCCTTTGTAAATGTCAGATTGGAATGCCAAGTGCTGCATGGGGGCCAGCACTTCCTGCGTTTTGGAGGCGCGAAGCGCATCGAGTTCTGCTTGCTTCTGCCGCTGTTGCTGCGATCCGAGGTTGTACAGGAAGTTGACATCCCCCTGGCCCAACTGCTGAGCGGTCTGGCCCAGGGCAGCCTGTTGAATGCCCAAATTGGCCGCTTGGCTTCCCAATGTGCCCAAGCCCTGAGCCATAGATTGGCCCACGCCAAACTGCTGGGCTGCCAAGTTCCCAATGCCCTGACCAATGCTGGCCAGATTTTGGCCTTGAGCCATTTGCCTTTGCTGCTGCTGCTCAAAAGCCAGCTGCGCTTGTTGCTGCGCCGAGCCGTAACCCTGCTGCAGTGCATTGATAATCGCCTGATTGCGAGTCTGGGACAGCCCACGCTCTAGTTCCGCCCGCTGGATGCCCTCGCGGCTGCCACCAAAAGCGCCTGACCGAACCGCCTGCGCCTGCAGGTTTTGCCGAGCCATATCACCTTGCCGGTTGATTTCATTTAACGACTGCTCGATGACCGCCTGGGTGTACGGATTCATGAAGGCCTGCGCAGAATACGGGTTGAACCCTTGCGCTGATCCCATCAAAGAACCAATTCCAAGATTGGAGGCCTGCTGCGCTGCAGCAAACTGCCCACGGGTATCGGCCCCGCGAAGGACATTAGCCGCTTCCCCCAGGGTCGAAGTGCCTGCCCTCAGAGCTTCCGTGCCCTGCTGCAAGTAGGGGGCATACGCACCAATACCTGCCGTGCCCATCTGGAGAGCGGAAACCTGCTCAGGGGACATGCCCGCGACTTGATACGCGGGCAGTTGAGCAACGGGCAAGGCCTGTGCGGCCTTCATGAGGCCTAGCTTATAGGCCTCAATTTCCGGTGCTTCGCGGACTATCTGTTCTGTACGTTCAGTTGCCATGTCTTATCCCCGTGAAGCATTGCGCTCGAGTTGATGCATGAGGGCATACATTTTTTTCGCCCCGGCTCTGCGGTTGCCTTTGCCTGCACCGCGAACAGCCTTCGCGGTCATGACAAACTCGCCGTCAGAGAGCATCGCAGGGATGGAATCCGAAGTCTCGGTTCCAGGGCCACTGATCTGTCCAGTGCGACGAGGATACCCGCCCTTCTCCAAAGAAGCAATACCGCCATCTGCTGCCCGCATTGGCATTCCTAGATAGGGGTTAAAAAACGGGTTGGAGTACATGGCCGAAGTGTTATACGGTTGCGGGACCATCTGGCCTGCGCCCATTGCGTATTGGGGGGCCTGATACATTGGGCCGCCCATGCCTTGGGGCATGATTCCTGGGGTAGATACCCGTACATCTTCCATCGTGCGGGGGGAGTAGTATGGGGAAGAGCCGATGATCTCCCCCGACGGGCCGTATTGAATTCCAGGGAGGCCCTGGGGAATGTACTGGGAGGGCCGAGCCGCAATCAAGTCTTCGCCAGGAGTGCCCCTAAGTTGCTGGGCAAGCTCAGACTCTGGCAGCTGTTTTGGCGTAAACCCGCCGCTCATCCCCATAATACCCAGGCCCGCTGCAAGTCCAGGCCCGTAGCTTCTGATGATACTGGGGTTGTAAGTCTTCCCTGCTTCGGCCAAAGCCGCTGCATCAGTGGCTCCTCTGGCAACTGCAGAGGTGTACTCCGGTGTTCCACGAAGCTCGGCAGGCGTAGAACTACCGGGCAAGAACAGGTCTTTTGACCCGCTCGCTAGTTCTCCAAAGCCCTGCCGGACATTACCTTGCAGTATGTTAGAAATGCCCCCGCCCATCCGGCCGAGAGAACTCATGACACCGGGCACCGGGCGAGGGGCGCCAGGAGTGCCGGGGGCACCGGGAGCAGGGGCACTAGGGGCAGCAACTGCGCCAGGAAGTGCTCGTTGAGCAGCGTCGCCGTAGATTTGGTCTAGGGCGGCCTGGGAGGCACCAGAAGCAGCAACGGCCGCTGCGCCTGGAGAAGCGGTCCGGGCCAGTGACTGTGCCATGCTGGGCTCTCTGCCGCTGGTAAAAGAATATCGGCTGGCTGGAAGGTCGTACCCGTCAGGAGAAAGCGAGTTTTCCAGAACAGGAGAAGGTATGTTTTCCAGTCTCGCCGCAGTCATCGAGGTAGTGGGACGCAGCGTCCCTGCTCTGCCCAAGTGAGCTTCCCGGAACTCTTGCCCGCTCATATATTGCTCATTTACGCCCTGCCCCATGAACCCTTGTTGGCCTTGCCCGGCCATGAGGTCTGCAGCGGTTCCGACAGGCCCGACAGGCCCCGCCGGAGAACCGCCCAAAGGCATTGGAACGGTCATGGGCTTGGGAACTTGCGCCCCAAATCCCTGTTGGAAGCCCGTCACGCTTCCCGAGATTGCTCCAGAAACCAAGCCGCTCTTGACAGCATCGGCCAGATTTTGGCCCGACAACAGGCCTACGCCAGTGCTGACAAGTCCTGCATTGATCGCCGAAGCCGCCGCCGCGTTTGTAACGCCCATGGCACCTGCGCCGATGGTTCTGCCCACATAGTTGGCCACTGGGCCGCCAGGAGCCCCAAGGTATCCCACAGCGGCGCTTCGCAGGATGTCTTTGGCGTTCCCGCCACCAATCGCAGTCACCGTACCAGAAGCAATCGCGGCATTTACGCCGGCACTTAGCCCTAAGTTAAGCCCTTGTATTCCAAAGGCCCCTGGTCCGAGGAACGCGGCCAGTGCAACAGTGGCCACGATCCGTCCAATCGGGGACTTGACGATCTTCTTGGCTACGTTGACAACGCCCTTAACCGTGTTTGAAATTGCCTTGCCAATGCCCTTGGCTGTGCCAGTAATTACATTGCCGATCTTCTTGACCAGTTTTTTAAGGAACTCTGGCTGGCCAGTCTCAGGGTTGATAGTGCCTGAACCGCCCCGCGATTTTAAAAGTCGAGCCTCCTCGGGCGTAATATGCGCCAGCATAGTGTCGCCATAACGGCCTTTGGAAGCCACCAAACGAGCCGCTTCTGCAATCCCGCCTCGAGCCATCTGGGCCGGGGGCATCGGCACTTCAGCTACGGCCGCCCGCTGGTTGCCCATCTGCCGTTGCCGGCGGGCTTCCACAAACACCACCAAAATTGCGGAAAGAATTTCGGGGTCGTACTCGTCCGGCAGCATTCCCGGGTCGATGAGATCGCTTTCAGCCAGTTGTTTAACATTCTCAGCGTACTCGTCCGGGCGATCCAGGATGTACTGAAAAACCTCAATGAGCATGTCCAACTGATCATCCTCAAGCTCATCGAGCATCGGCATGATCTCGTTGAGGGCCCCTTGCATGTCAGTTGCGACCTCAGGGGACACATCTTCAAGGCCCCCACGGATGGCACCGTAGGCATCGTCCAGGGAAATTTGAGGGGCGGCGGCACTCTCATTGCCCTGTGGCAGGGACATGATGCCTTCGTTTTCAGCGGCCATTTTGGTTCCTTTGCTGGGCAGAAAGGGGATTAATTAAGTCTATCATGGAGGGTTTGTTTGCTCAATTACCGGCTGATCTCTTCCCAGTCCACAGAACCGAGAACCTGATCACCGTTGGATGCAGCCGTACAGGCCAGCGTCAACTCATAAGCGGTCGGAGTAAAGGGGTCACGCTCAAGCTGCGAGGCAAACAAAGCCTCTTTCAAAATGTCCACGCTGTTTGACCCTTGGTTGGAGCCTTGGAAAAAGCCCGTTGCCAAGATGCGTCCGGTGCCGACAGTAAACGCCGTGCCAGTAATGTTGTACTCAACCCCTGAGTTCGTTCCGGCGCTGACCCAGGTGCCCCCGGTCGTGGTGCCAGACGCCACAACTTCCCATTTGTAATTGGCGTTGTTGGTAATGCCCAAGATTGACACCGCTGTCAAAATAGCGATTGCATCCAGGCGGGTCGTCTTCAGGCGAAGGGATACAACAGGGTAAAACGTCCCGGCTGTTGTCAGCGTGGTAGGGCTTGTGATTGTGTTCCCGGCTGATAGCTGTGCGCCGCGCAGTTCGTAACCACCCTCAGATATCACCGTCGAGCACACCTGTTTGAGCGTGCTGGCCCCGGTCGTGGCGGCCACATTTGTCATCTCGTACCGCAGCGGAAGTGAGGCGGTGGTGATGTAGGTGGTGTTGATCAGGTTGGCGTGGTTAAAGTTGTGGCACGGGATAAAGGACCCGTTGATGATGAACCCCGTACGAACAGTGCCAAGCCCAAGCCACTCGATGTCCATGTACAGAATCTGCGCCTTGGAGGAGTCCAGCGTCAGGCCGGACGGGCCGGTGCCATCCAGCGGGTCTTGGTTCCAGTCTGCCTGAGCTACACGGGTATTGACCACCGACCCCGTCACACTGCTGCGCTCGACCATGTAGTTGATGGAGCCTTCACGCTCAAAGTAAATACCGTTGGCCGCGCCGTAGTAACCAGCACGTTGGCGCAGATTGGTCTTGGCCGTGCCAAAAATGAACGTGTTCATCACCAACAGGCTCTTACCCGGCTGATACGAAAAGACTTTGATGGTCTCGCGGATGATTTGATCCCCGCTGGCCGACCCAACAGTCAAGTCCATCAAGCCTTCGTTGGCGTTAAAGGTTGCTGCTGCGGTGCCGGTGATGCTGTTGACCCACAGGTTGTTGTCCGCGTAGCGATGAGATGAGTCAAACAAGGTAAGAGGATTGCTGACCCGCAGCCTTCCAAAAGCATCCGTGTTGGTGCCACCAATTGATACCGGGATTGTTTCCATAGAAGCCACCAATTGACCCAGGATGTTGTCGAGTCGGTTGAAGTACAGACGCAGGACATCAGCAAACTGATCTTGATACTGCTTTTCGTACTCTATAGGCGCGGTCGGCAGACGAGGCGCAACGACTCGGTTGAGCTCAAACTCTGATGTGACAATTAAGGTCATTTACCGCCTGCCGTCTGGTTTGACATCAAGTGCAGGAACACCTAACTGCCAGTTGACTCCAAGCCCATCGGAACTGACCTTAAACGCCATCTGTCGACCTCTGAGACGGGTATACACGATCTGCGTAAATTGCTGCACCGTGTAGTTGCGCTGGCCCGTGTAATCCTGCGTGCTGGTCACTGTCGGCGTATCCGAGGCACTGTAATCGGAGCCTGGGTTTTGCCTAGGGCGAAGCGTAAACGTGACCTGAGGGTTGTTGACATATGACCCGTCAAACGTGATGTCAGGAAGCATGCGCCATGCAAAGCCGTAGTTGTGCCCATCACCGATGTTGAAGTCGGCAGACTGAATATAGGACTCAATTGCGCTTGGCGGGTTGGTGCTGCCGTCATCCACGCCACTTTCGTGATAGACCAACTGCCCACCGTATCCTGTAGCGGTCGGGTGATTTCTCAATGGCGTATCCAGCCACGCTGTGCGCGACAAATTGCCATACGACCACACGCGCTCCAAGTGGTTGTAGATGACGTACCTGTCAACCACCGTTGAGTTCGCCGAGCAATAGAACCACCAGACCTCGTTGTAACCTTCATTGGTACTGGCAAAGAACTGATACTGCTGAGACAGATTAATATTTCCAAAAATGTATTGCCGCAAGGGGCAGTACAAGGTCTCGACCCGACCAGAGTACATGTAGAACTTATCCAGCCCCATCCAGTACGTGATGTTGGCTGCGGTGGTAGTGACGTTGGGGCCAGCGATGGAGATGTTGTAGCCCAGAACCTGAAAGCCCCAGATGTACGGGGGGCCAAGGTACTGCATGGAGTAGATGGCTGCGTCAGTCCAGACCAAAATCTCCTGCCGGGTCTGCTGGTGGGCGACGATGCTCGACCCCGTGGATAGGCGATAGCTACCCGCCTGATTGGTTGCAGCGGGGGTCCATGTGGCGTAGTCCTCTTGGTCAGACCAGCGGATCAGCAGAGGGTCTTGGGTGGCCGAGCCGTAGTCATTGCACCCGAAGGCAATCACAAACCGCGAAGCGTCAGATACCGTGACAGCGTTTGAAACCGTTGGGCAGCCAGAGTCCGTCGTGTAAGGTGATGGGCTGGTTGGTGACAGCAAGACTGCGCGGTCGTAGACCAATGGATTGACATTGACCTTCCAAAGATACAGCGCCCCGCCACGCGGGTTGATGATCAAGTCTTGGCCGTAGTTGGACTGACTCCAAAGGCGCAATTGAGTAAATGCGGCTGACTGTCCCCAGCCCGTTGAAGCAAATCCGGGTGTAACACCGCCCCAACCACCGGCACCCCAACCCACGGCAACAGTGCCAATTTCTTCGCCCACATTGATCTGATAGGCAAAAGTAGCCGCACCAGTTGTGCCAGAAGATGTTGCGGGTGTTGCTACAGTGATGCTGTATGTATTCCCGCCGATATAAGTGAGGCGAAACTCTTTATTGAGGTCTGCCGCTGGAATGCCGTTAATAGGACCAGACACCCCAGAGATGGTCACAAAGTCGCCGTTAATTGCGCCGTGAGCCGTGTCGTTGACTATTACAGTGGTAGACCCATTAGTCGTGGTAAAGGCATTGGACGCAACAGTGGCTGTGTCACGCAGCGGGGTCACATCATAAAAGTTACTGTCCACCCCGTTTTGGATGTAGTATTTTAAGTTGGTGCCAACCCCCATGAGGTTATAGCCAACCAGCGTTACCCAATTCCACAAAGAACGGCAAACACCCCAGAACGAACCATTCGGCGGCATCAAGCCGCTTGCCTGAGCCCCTCCATCCGCAACCCATCCGCCCAACTTCTCGGGGTATCCCGAGCGAAACCGCACCTTATCCATCTCAAACCAAGTGCCCTCATTGGCGAGGGTAGTTGACTCTCGATTGACGCCTGGGCGTAGTTGCAGTTTCTGAAGTGGCATGGTCGTCCTACGACAAAAAGAGGGCGCGTTCGTCTTTGCGGCGCTTATCCAACCCTGGCAGCACTTTACCCCCACCCTTGTTCCAAAGCAAGAAGGCGTCTGCTGCGCCTTCCCAATCGCCCCGGTTTGCTTTCATGCGGATGCTGCTGCGCTGGAGGTTGCCTAACCCGAAATTAAAGGAAATACTGACCAGAGCGTCAAAGCGGCCTTGACTGCCAACACTGCCGGGCACAAGTCGAAGAACACCACGTTCAAAACTTGCGACATCCGCGTCGAAGAGATCATTAATTTCCTGCTTGGACCAGACACGGTTGTCCTCCGGTTTCAATGGGTACTCCCTGCGGATCATGGGGATGTCGGCCTGGGTCTTGCCTTCTGGCCGCATCATGGGCAGACGAATCTGTTCTTGGTACAGCACATGGCCATAACCAATTGTCCAGATGTGCGCCGGGCACAGGTACGGGCGGTTTCTAAACCCCTCGTACTTATGCATCAAGTCAGCGCCAACCTTACTTAGTTTCACTTCTTGCCCCAGGTGCGGGTACCAAACCAAAAACCAATAATCGCGCCCAACATCGACATTTCATCGGGACTAAAAATAATGTCTGAGTACCGCAGCACATCGTCCATGCTTTTAATCATTCCAGGGTTCGTGTACAGGTAGTAACACAGGAACAGGTTGATCAGCACCAACTCCAGCACGAAGATGTACGTCACCGTCGGGCGCACAGTGCCGACGTAGGAGGCAACCCATTGGCTGGCCCTGTCCAACACCTTTTCATCGTGTTTAAGCGCGGCTTCCGTCATCTGCGCCTCGGTCTGCATCATGATCTGATCAGTGCGGATTTCCTCAATGCGCTGCTGCGCGGCGTACCCCTGCGCAGCCAGAGCCAACTCACGCTCGTTTTGCATCCTGGCCAGGGCCAACTCGTGCTTCTGGTCGGCTTTGTTTTGAAAGTACTCAAGCAATTTTGGCAGGCCGGAAATCAGCAAGCCACCGAGTGTGGAGATAAGTGACAACATACTATTTTCCTTGTGCCGTGGCTTCCACGATAAACCAAACAGTTGCGCCGATAACGACAAACACCACCAACGCGCCGATCAAAATAATAAACAACTCGTCCAACTCCTGCTGCCGTTTCTTTGCGGCTTCTTTCTTACGCCTCGCTGCATGTGCTGCGTCTGCTTCCATCCGCTGCGCCCGAGCCGCAATCCTCATCCAGACATCCATCTTGTTTGCCTGGAAAAACAGCATCTTGATCTGTTCCTCAAACTGCTTGGCCTGCTCAATGGCCATCTCCAATTCAAGCGCCTTGCCTAACGCGGACCCTTTGAACTCACCCTGCTGCGACTTCTGAACAACCTCGATGGCGTCGGCTTTGGCATCAAAATATTTTCCCAGCACCGGCCCGAGCGAAGTGACATCATCAACCGTCGCGGCGACCTTTTTAACAAGCTCAACCGCTGACGATATCGCAGCAAGGGCGCTTATCGGGTCGATCATCTATATTTTATTTGCTGCAAACACGTTGATGAACACCGTGCCGTCTTCCAAGGCTTACGGCATCAACGCCTTGAGTTGCTCAGGCGTCTGTGCTGCGTCCATTTGGGTTTGCATGGCGGCGTACTTATCACGGATGGCTTGGCGCGCAGTCTCAGCCGCAGCGGCTTCGCTGGGGATGGTGGCCTTGACGTCCAGCGGCGCGAACTCAGCCGCGCGGGCGGCGCGGCGAGCGTCGTGGGCGATAGCCTTCGCCTTGTTGATGTCGATTACGATGCCCATGACCATGCTCCTCGGAAAGTGCGATCAGACGGAATGTCAGCGACATCCACGATCTGGAAGGGTTTGCCTGCTGGCACGTCCTTGGCCGCGATTTCTTCAATCGTCAGGCCGCACTCGGCAGCAGGCACGATGACGGACACGCCGCCGTCGTCGGTTGGATAAATGATACGTTGGTTCATGGTGGCTCCTTAGCGGAAAACGGCGATGTTTACTATCAAACTATCGGCTACTGTCGTGGAACTAGTATATGTTCTAACCCGAACAGCGGAAACAGTTGGAAAAGAGCCTGTGCTATCCAATTCAATTCCGCCTTTGTTTCCAGTGCTGCCAAATAAAACACCCGTTACGGTAGAGTAATTCACATCCGGCATCGCCGTCGTGAAGTTCACCGTGTAGTCACCCGTACCGTTGTCCGTGATGCTCGTCACGTTGCCAGACGCACGAATCGCAACAGTGCCGGTGCCGTCAAAGTTGACCCATGCACGGCAGGGGTAGATGGGCGCAGTGCCCGACACCGTGGCGAACTGCGCCGAGTTGATGTTGGGCGTCGTGAACGTGGGGTTGGCAACCGTCGTCGCCAGCGTCGCAGCGCCTGTGATCGTTCCGTTACCGTCTATGGTGATTGGCATGATGGCTCCTGATTAACGGTGGACGGCAACACTAAAAGCGAGCGGGTCTTCAGGAGCCGCTGCGGCTTCTACAAATGTTATGAACCTAAACGATGTAGTCGCGGAATCGTACGTTGCCGTGTTGGCCTGCGAAATGTTGACCGGCCTTTGTGTCGCGCTGTTTCTACGGCCAGAGCCAAGGTATGAATAATTGGCGTCCGACATTGCCGTGGTGAAGTTCACCGTGTAGTCGCCTGTCCCGTTGTCCGTAATTGAACTGACGTTCCCGCTTGCGTTAATCGCCACCGTGCCCGTGCCGTTAAAGTTCACCCATGCGCGGGCGGCGTACACCGGCGCGGTGCCGATGTTGCCCAGCGCCGGGGCGCTGTTGCGGTACCATGTTGTGTCGGACAGGCGGTACACGAAGCTCATGGCGCTGTTGGCGGCCATCAGCGACACCTGAGTGCCGCCGATCGACTGGCCCGTGTTGCCGTTGATCGTGAGCGCCGTGATCTGCTGCGTGGTGGTGATGGTAATCACCATGCCGTCAGCCGGGGAGCCGGGCATCGTGATCGTGCCCGTCGCCAGCGTACCCGCTGGGTTGGCGATCAGGGTCGTGGTGCCCGAGGCGAAGGTGTACGAGAAGCCCGTCGTCAGGACTTGGAAGTCATACGACTGCAAGACACCGTTGTTTCCATCGATTTTTGTTGGCATGGTGTTTACTCGTACAAAATGTTGATGGAGCCAGCGTCGAAGGTGTCAGTGCCGTTGACGGTTGTGATGCGTACGCGGTCGAGGGTGCCACCGAGTGCTGGAGAAGCCCCACCACCCGTTTGACTCCCTGTCGCGCCGGTAACGCCAATAACAGACATCGCAGTCCAAGTATTACTATTAAGCAAACTCAAAATCATTGAGCCGTTTGCCGCATTAGCAGCACCAAAAGACGCAGTAAAAATTAGACCTGTGGTTGACGAAACAAATGTCGTTCCTAAAGAAGCGCCAGATACATATCCTGTAGCCGTTACAGAGCCCGATCCTATTTGCACCTGATAATTAGATGTTCCGTTCGTACTCACCCCGTTGAACATCACCGTAATCCGCTTCACCCACGACGGAATGCCGGTGAAGTCAATCGACGTACCAGACGTTGATGCTTGCGAAGTGCCCGAGACAATCGCGCTGTTGATGCCGGCGACCACCACGTTGCCGGTGCCGGCGGGCATCGTGGCCGTGAAGCTGCTCGCGGTGGCTGGCGGGTTGATCTCAACCGAGCCGCCGCTTGCCGAAACTAATTTAACACCCATGACGGCTCCTTAAACGATGGACCAGACGCTGGTGGACGGCACGGTCACGGTGATGCCGCTATTGACAGAAACAGGCCCAAATGTACCCGCGTTCTTGTCAGCGGGGATGGTGTAATTGGTGGTCACTACTTGGTCGTTCTCGATGAACACTTGGTCCCCGCCGCCACCAGTGGCCCCGCCGCCCAACGACCCCCAAGTGCCGCTGTAGCCCTCAAACTGGCCCGTAGTGGTGTTGTAGCGGATCATGCCGTTTGCCGGTGTCCCGCTGCGCTGGCCTGTCGTTCCTGCGGGCAGCTTGACCTGACCCGTGCCGCTAAAAGTGCCGTCGCCGGTAAACGTGCCGGTAGTCCCGGATACGGCCCCAGAGAAGGTGCCAGTGGTGCCAGACACGGCGCCGGTAAACGTGCCAGTGGTGCCAGACACGGCGCCGGTAAACGTGCCAGTGGTGCCCGATACCGCTCCAGAAAAAGTGCCAGTGGTGCCAGAGACAGCACCAGAAAAAGTGCCGGTGGTGCCAGAGACAGCACCAGAAAAAGTGCCGGTGGTGCCAGAGACAGCACCAGAAAAAGTGCCGGTGGTGCCCGTCAGCGCCCCGGACAAGTCCAAAGCACCCAAGTGATCCAACTGATACCCGACATCCGTGCCGTTGTTGTAGACCAATGCCGTCTTGCCATTCGGGACAGTTACTCCGACACCGGCCACAATGACCCGGATGCTCTGGCTTCCGGTGGTTGCGTTCTTGACGATGTAAGGCTTGTTAATCGCCGGGACAATCAGGTCACGGGTAACTGTCAGGCTGACGCCCGATGTGACGTTCAAAAACAAAGCCCGAGCATCTTGGGCAGCGGGCGAGTCGGTCAGCGTAAGGGTCTTGTTGGCATCGGTTGCAAACGTGACGGTAACTTGGCCAACAATGGCCTGCTCTAGCGCCGTACCAAGATTGGTGTTTGTAGTGTTACCCCAAGTGCCAACTTGATCGCCCGTAGTGATTAGCTCAATCTTCAGGTTGGTGGAATAGGTGCTCATGGCGCGTCCTCAATTCAAGGTGTTGATATTCTGCCAGTTTGGGCTCTGGCTGTCATCTATGTTTGACCAGCCGGGGTTTTGCGGCGTTGGGATCGTCACCCAGCCCGTGCCCTGGCTTGAGTCTATGGTGCCCCAGCTTGGGTTCTGAGGGGTGGAAATTGTGTTCCAGTCCGGGTTCTGGCTGTCGTCAATCAGGTTCCACAAGAACCCGCCAATCAGGGAGTCTGTGATCGTTGCTGACACCAAAACCGGGGCGTTGTAGATGCTCCCCGCTGGGCTGACTTGATCAACCAACTGGGCAACAGCCAAGACAACCGGGTTGTAAATTGATCCTGGGGGTGACACTGCGTCCGTGATTGTGGCAGATTCGGCTACGCGAGCGGCAAAAGCAGCCAGCGCAGAAGCTGCGTCTGTGATTGTGGCGGACTCGGTGACGTTGGCCAGCGGGATAAATCTTGCCACGACCGTCTCTGTACCTGTGGCTGTTTCGGCCAGGGACGCCGGGAACGTGGCCTGCGCTACAACCCTGTCAGTCTGAGACGCCGTCTCTGCAATCAGGGTGTTGTACGTACTTCCTGCTGCCTGCAAGGCGTCTGTAACTGTTGCGCCTTCGGCAATCAGGCTGTTAAACACTTGCAGGGCGCTGACCAATTCAGTGCCTGTAGCCGCCTCAGACACTATCGCTGTAAGAATTCTTAGCGCCGACACCACATCAGTGCCAGTACCCGACTCAGTTATTGCTGCTGCAAACTGAGCAAACGCGCTGATGACATCCTGTCCAGTGACGGATTCAGCAATTTGAACTTTGAATATCTGTTTTGCACTGGTTGTGTCTGTGGCACTTCCAGACTCCTGCACCACCGGCAATGCAATGTAGCGGGTCAGGACCGCGTCTGTTCCTGTTGCAGATTCTGAAAGCGAAGAATTAACAGAAAACCCGGCGGTGTTTGTGTCCGTTGCCGTTGCTGACTCAGAAACGATTGGCCGTGTGTTGTATTGCGCTGAGTCTGCGTCTGTCCCTGAAACAAGCTCAATAATCTGTCCAACATATACCGGGCTACTCGATGCCAGATCAGATATAGATGCTGACTCCAAAACAATGCAAAAGAACCCTTTTAAAGAGGTAATTAAATCAGATGCATTGGCAGACTCAGCAACCGCGCTGTAAAACGCAGCCCGCGCTACAAACGTGTCTGTGCCTGTTGCTGTTTCTGACAGGCTTGGGTTGTAGGTGCTTCCAGGCGCGTCCACCGAGTCGGTGCCTGTTGCTGTCTCAGAAATATTTACAAATGCGGCCAGTATGGCTGCGGCAAGGTCAGTGCCAGTGGACGTCTCTGTAATGGTTGCACTGGGCCGGAAGATGCCCGATATAGAGTCTGTTCCCGTCCCGGTTTCGGCGATAGACCCAAGGTACTGTAAGCCAGCAGAAATTGAGTCCGTGCCCGTGCCGGTTTCTGAAATTGTGCCGAGCAGCGTCACCGTGGCTGTGATGCTGTCTGTACCTGTGCCAGTCTCGGTGATGGTGACGGAATAGACCGTGCCGCCTGCGGCTACAAAGTACCAGCCCAGTGACCCGCTGTTGGTTGAGTTAGCTCCCGCATACCAGTCATCGACCAAAGGGTAAGCACGGACGTTTGAGACGGTCAGGTAGTCCACATTGGCTGCTGTACCAGCGCCGCTGAAGATCAAAGTGCCCGGAGATGCGGCAGATGTGCCACTTACCGTTAGAACCCGTGTTGCTGCGCCGGTTGCCGTCCAAGGGTTTGTCAGGGTTTGGGTTGTGTTGCCCAGAACAATAGACGTTGCACCCGTTGCGCTGTAGGTGTTGGTGATGGTCTTAAAAGTGTTGTTGCCCGTGATGGTCAGAGTACCTGCACCGCCTTGGTCAAGCGTGATGCCGGAGTAGGATATGCTTCCGCCTACAAATGTTTTTGTGTTGGAGTTTGTTAATGTAATGGTTCCTGTGCCAGTGACGGTGACGTTAGTTCCCGAATTGTTCCAAGCACTCCCTGTACAACCAATTGACCAAGTTCCAGAACCTATTGCCAAGGTCTTTGCCAAATCCCCAGATGTCGTTATGCCGCAATTACCATTAATTGTTGTGACGGTTGTTACGTTGTAGCCATTTGCATCGAAGGTTCCCGCAGTAATCGTATTAGCGCCCGATAAATTCGAACCAAAAGAAGCAGCATCTTGCAGCGTCACTGAACCACCGGGCGTGTTAAAGTTAAACCGCTGCGTAAAAGTCCGACCCGCACTTGTAATCGTCTGACTTCCTCGTCCAGCAAAGGTCATTACACCTGTACCCGACAGCGTAGTGCCTGTACCGTTGATCCAGTTGCCGTAGATTTGAGGTGTTGTCGAACCCGTTGCCAGCGTCATTGTGTTGCTGGTACGCAGCGACATATCAATCGTGCCGATGTTGTAGTTGGCGTTGATGGTTGTCGTTGATCCGGATGCTGGATACGTTGCAGCGGGGAAAATGGCTGTATCTTGGGCAAGCGGGAATTGGGTCGCATCAAAACCACCGCCAGACGTAGCAGACCAAGAGCCTGTACCTGTTGCACCCCAGTTTGCCGAACCTGTTTGACGGTAATACACCGTCTTCGCCGCATCAAACGTAATCCCGCTATTGCCTTTTGCATCACCAAACCGAGTGCCAGAGATCGGAGCGGCAGCACCAGAAATGGTGATGTCACGGAAGTCAATGTCAGCAGCGCCAGCGGTCAGAGTGCCAACCGTCAGTGTTCTGGTTGTGCCAATCGTGTTAGATGCTAAGAACGTGCGGAAGGCAGCGGCTGTTCCGGCGTTGAGCGTCAGGGTGGTGATGGTTTGGTTGGCACCGAATGTGGCTGCAATAACACCAACTTGCACGTTACCGGCAAAAGACAGCGTGTTGAATGTGTTTGTGCCTGTAATACTCCTGCCACCAACAGCGCCACTAGTAAAACTAACATTATTAAAAGTCAACCCACCACATGCAATGCCAGCATCCGAACCAGAAAGATTAAGTTGACTTGTCCCTGCGTTGAAAGTTAAATTGGTAACAACAGTAGCTAAAAATGAGGACAGTGATATTGTACTAAGCGTTACAGTACTTCCATTTAACGATATTGATCGAACACTGGAATTGTTTGATGAAAACGCGGAAGCCGTCAAACTATAGTTGCTTGCAGAAGTGCTAAAAGTGCCACAAGTGACGGTAAAAGTTGAATTGCCAATATTAATTGCACTACTAAGCGTCCAAGTAGCGCCAATTCCAATAACTGTACAAGATGATGCCAGCGTCAATCCATTGGTCGTAAACGTGTAGCTGCTGTTACCCGCCCACTGCATTGCACCCGTGTACGTCCGGGTGATGCCCGTAGCAGCAAAGCTCACGTTGCCGTGGAAGGCAATGCCCACTGAGCCAGCAAAGGTCACGTTACCTGCGGCGGGGCCAGCCATTGTGAACGAAGCGCATCGGGCAAGCGTTACACCAGCGTCAATCGTGGCTGTGTAGGCTGTGGCGTTAGACAGTGAGTCAAAGATGACCGCATCCAAAGACGTTGGGATTGCCGCGCCTGAGCCACCTCCGGATGATGTAGACCACCGCGACGTATCTGACCAGTTGCCTGTGCCGCCTACCCAGTACAGTGTGCGAGGTGCAGGTGCGGCTGTGAAAATAACACGAGTGTTGCCCGATACGTTTGTGCTGTTTGCGCCAACGTAGAACTCGCCGGGGCTGTCAGAGGCAACCGTGCAGTCACGGATAGACAGGTAGTCAATGCCGGAGTTGGCGGGGCCTGCGATAGAAAGGGTAAAGGCTGAGGCTGCGGTGCTTGAGTTGACGGTGACTACGTTTCCAACAGTGCCGGTGACAGCCCATTTTCCGATAGTATGCGTTGCAAGAGGAAACGTAATGGTATGCGCCACCGTTTTGGTGGAAGCAAGTTCTCCAAATGTGTTTGCACCTGTAATTGTTAGCGTGGATATGCCCGTTGTTCCGCCAATCGTCAACTTGTTGTAGTAAAGACCGCCGCCACGAAATTCTCTTGCGGCTGTAGATGTGTCAGAAAGAACAATTGTGGATGTTCCTGCAATAAGTGTTGGTGCTATAGAGCAATTCCACACAATATTTGTGCCTGAAAGCGTCCAAGTACCAGAACCCATTTTCAAAGTAGCGGCACTAGTAGAACTATTATTAAACTGCCCCGTTGTCACGTTGTAGGTGACAGCGTCAAACGTCCCCGTGGTAAGTGTCAGGGTTCTTGTTGCCCCCAAAGACAGCGCATCGGCAAGCTGGACGGTTCCAGATGGGTGGTTGATTGTTACAGGACAGCCAAACTGAACGCCGTTGCTGGTGATGGTTTCTGTTGTGCCGCTGGAAAAAGTGATTGTCCCCGTTGTGCTGGATGACGTAACTCCCGTACCGAATTTCCAGTCGCCGTAAACAACAGGGGTGTTTGTGCTGGTTGTCAGCGTCATCGCGCTGGTACGCAGTGAAGCGTCAAACGTGCCGATGTTCCATGCGGCGTTAATTGTGATCGTGCCTGTTACGCTGCCAGCGGCTTCATCAAACACCGCCGTGTCTTGCGCCAGCGGGAAGTTGTTGATGTCAGGCGTTCCACCAGACCCTGGTGCCCAGGCCGTAGCACTCCAGTTCTGAGCGCCTGCAAGGTTCCAGTACACCGTCTTGGCAGCAGGGAATGTGATGCCTGTGTTACCCCCGCAGTCACCTGCTCGTGTGGGTGATGCGCCTGATGCTGCGCCAGCAAGGTTGATATCGCGGAAGTCGCAATCATCGGCAGAGATGGCCGCTGCTGTTATGGTGCGTTGAGTGCCAATGGTGTCGGATCGCAGGAAGATACGCCGCACTGCGGATGCGCCAGCACAGGTCAGGGTGCCGTTGATGGTTTGGTCAGCGGGAAAAGTACAACCCATTAACCCCGCAGATGCTGGTGCTGTAAACGCAAGATTGTTAAATGTGTTTGCACCAGTAATACTGTGCGTTTGCGAACCAGTATTTGTAAAAGATAGGTTATAAAAAGTCAATCCTCCACCAGCAAACGATCCGCCAATAGTTCCAAAGTTGTGATTTAACTGAGAGGTTCCTGCATTGAAAGTAAGGTTAGTGGAATTGGTAAATGTAAACGCATTGTTATTTGAAAAGTTTAAAGTACTTGCGCCAAGATTTATTGTTCTGACATTGCCGTTGCTTGAAGAAAACGTACCACCAGTTACCGCATACCCCGCTGTAGTAAACGTCCCGTTTGTCACCGTAAGCGTGTTTGACCCAATGTTCAACGCATCAGCAAGCTGTACTGTGCCGCCGTAGGTGTCGATGGTGATGCCGCTAAATGTTTTGCCTGAACTGGTGATGGTTTGGGTTGTGCCGCCGGAAAAGGTAAGAGCTGCCGATCCAACAAACGCAGTTCCAGAGCCATTAGTCCAATTTCCATATACCGTTGTTGCTCCAAACGCAATGGTTATTGCACTAGTTCTGCCAGACATGTCCACGTTGGGGACATATGCAATGGCAGTATCCAACGTAATGGTTCCCGTCACCGAGCCAGCATTGGTAAACGTGGCGGTGTCTTGCGGCAGGGGGAAATTGTCCGTGGATGGGGAGCCAGTTGATGTTGCGGCCCAACCGTTTGCACTCCAGTTCTGAGCGCCAGCCAAGTTCCAATACACCGTCTTAGGCGTACTAAAAGTGATGTTCCTGCACTCGCCGCGATTGCCGATGCGTGTTCCGCTGATGGGGGCTGATGTGCCACGGACGTACAGGCCACGGAAGTCTGCGTCTGTCAGGCTGGGGGTAGAGTTGACCACCAGATCAACAGAAATGCCGTAAGTGGCTGATGCAAAGAACACCCTCCTGTTACCTGCTGTGCCTGTGGTGGATAGTGTGCCGTTGATGGTTTGTTGGGCGGCAAAGGTGACAAACGCAATACCGGCTAGTGAGGGAGCCGTAACGGAAAAATTGTTGAATGTGTTTATTCCAACAATAGGTCTTGATGTTGCCGTAGAACTGTTTGTCCATGCTACGTTATAAAATATCTGACCGCCAACTGAAATGCCGGCGCTAGTGCCCGTCAAATTAAATTGAGACGTCCCAGAATTAAATGTTAAATTTGTTGTTGAAGTGGCAAGTATTACCGTTGAGCTATTACCGGTTATAGTAAAAGTCGATGCGTTTAAATTAATTGTTCTGTTGAGAGTGCCGGACATGGCAAGGCCGCCAGCAACAACCGAATAGCTATTGGCTGAAGAAGTATCAAAAGTACCAGCTAATACAGAAATACCAAAAACATTAGTTACTGTTATTGCGCTACCAAGCGTCCATGCTCCGCCAGTTCCGTTAAATACCACTTGCCCAGCAATTGAAGTGCCGTTAGTGGTTACCGTCCTACCGGTTGTGGTTGAGCTAAACGTGATTGTGCCCGTTGAACTCCACAGCGTCCCCGCCAGCAGCGACATAGAGCCGCGAACGTCCAGTGTGGGGGAAGTACCCGTAGCAAACGTAACCGTACCTGCTGACACCGTAATGTCCAGACAGGCCAAAGCGCCCGTCATTGTGACGGTGTAGGTACCGGCTTGGTCAAAGAAGACGCTATCCGCTACGGTCGGGACAGACGCACCACTACCCCCGCCGGAGGACGCGGACCAGTTAGTTGTGCTGGTGGTGTTCCAAGTGCCGGTGCCACCAACCCAATACCTGTCGGCCATGCTTACTCCTGCGGAGTTTCAACAGGCGGGGCAGTGACGATGGCAATCCAGTTATCAAACCGCTGCTGCTTCATCGCTTGAATCTCAGCGTCGGTCATGCCGTGGTTCTCAGGCAGATGAAGGGCGTCCCGAAAGACGCCGTGCGGTGAGTCAAACTCAAAGTCGATTTTGATCATCGACTACCCCCATCAACCAGCCAGAGAGAAGGTGTACGATACATTCAATGTATCACCGGATACCACGTTACGATCCCCAGGCGATTGAAAGTCAGCAGCCGAGAACAGGGTTCCGGTGGAGCCGCCAGCAGTGTTGTTGCTGGTCAAGAACGCACCGCCCACCGTCTGAGTAGCGTTGATGCTAAACGATGCGGGGGATGCGCTGTTGGTCACAACAGAGGGGTTGGCATTAGTGGCCGCAGCAAAAGTGGCAGTCGGGCGATTGCCAGCATAAGGAGTGACTTCAGTCCAGCCAGCGTGGGAGGCCATCGTGTCGCCAGCAGCCGGGGTATTAGACGCGCCAGCACCATACAGGCCGATGTACCAAGTGGTGATCTGGGTGGTGCTTGTCAAAGCGGTTCCGGCCATGTACTGAAGACCCACGTTGACCACAAGGTTCTGGGACTCAGCGGTCCACTTCAGAATGCCGTCTTTGTCGTAGCACTCCATGCGGAAGCGGCCAGTGGCTTTTGCCACCTCAGTGTTCTTGGTGCCTGCAATCAAACCGCCAGAAACGGCGTCAGAGGCTTTTGCAATTTCATAAGACATGGTGGCTCCTTAGTTAATACGGATCAAGGCCGTTTCAGGGTGGAAGGCGGGGAATTGGATTTTAAAGTCCTGCGTAAGCGTCACCTGATCAAGACCGAAATTTAAAACCCCAATTGCGCGGTTGCTTTTGGTTGAATTGTAGATAAGCGCCCCCCTGACCGAAAACGTGGTGGCGTACCAAATCGGGTCATCAAAACTGGCGTATCCAGCGCCGTCGGCAAATGCTACCAACGGATTGAGCAGCGTTTGCCCGCCGGCAACGTACCCGCTGCTGCTGACCTCATTGGCGGAGGTGTAGATTAAAGTGGAAGGCCCCAAGTTTGCCGAAGAATCGTACAACGCGATTTTGATCGTGTCGGTCAAAAGGTTGTGGATGCCCTCTAGCAACTGACCCTTAAAACTGGTGACCAAGCCTGCGGTGATCATTACTGCACCTTCAACTTGACTTGGCCATCCACATAAGCATCGCCACGCTGCTTGCCGTCGCCCAGGTTCTTCAGCAGCATCAGCGCCTCTTTGTACTTGCCGTCGTACAGCGCCATCATGTCGGTTTCCCCCTTCATGAATGTGTATGCCTCGACCAAAGAGCCATACAGGAGCACGGAATCAAAATTGTCGCCCAGCCATGTACGGCCGGCAGGGACTTCCGTTATGGACTCGGGGTAGTAGTAGTAGTGCAGTTCTACGCCATACGCAGCGTTTGGCGTGGGGCCCAAAATAAACGACAACTCGTCCGTAATCGTCGGCCCGTCTACGGTCGGCCCAAAAATGGCGTAATACTTGGGGAGCCCAGTGGCGGTCGGCGAAGGGTAGACCTGCCGGATGTAGTTGACATCTACGTTCTTGAGAAACGAATAGTTTCCGCTGTTGTCGATGACTGCCAACGAGTAAGTGGACAGATAATCGCCTGGGGCAGACAAATATTTGTTGTTTGCACTTAAACTGCCAGTGGCGTTCTTTCTCAAGTTGGCAAGCTGCACCGTGTTGTAAATACGTTGCTCGGCCTGTTGGATAAAGGTATCCAACTCGGTAGTCGTGAAAGACGTATTTTCGGTGTAGCTTTCGATGGCGTTTTTAAGCTCTGTGTAGTTCATGTGATCTCCACCGTCACAGGAGACAAAATCCCGCCTGCATAAAGCTGCTTTGCCGGCTGCATGGGCTGCATCCCAATACTAGCAATTGTTGTGTCCACCGTCAATCCAACGTAAACGGTGACTGCCATTCTGGCCTCTGGCCTGGGCTGATACAAAGCAATCGGCTCGTTGATCGTTCGCTTGGGCTCCAACTGCGGATGCTTGGGCTCGTAGCACTCCCGGCAGACCTTGAAACCTTTCCAGTCTTTGATCAGGGCGTTCAGCTTGAACCGCTGCCCGCACTGGTCACACAGGGCTATCGCATATTTGCCAGAGACGTAACCACCGGGCATGGTTACCTCGCTTGGTACATCGGCACAGCAAAATAACCGGACCGCTCCCGGTCCTC